GGGAAGCCACGCGCTCCGCCCCCCAGTTGGGATATTTCGCCCAACGAAAAGACGCTGAGGTAGTTACTCCTCAGCTAGCCTGTTTAAGGACAGGCTACCCACTTCATACTAAACGAAAGGTTGGTCTCCCGAGGTAGAATTCCTCGGTCCCCCGTCCCTACGCCCAGTACTGCGCAAGCTAGGACGACATCTGGCCTAAAATGGGCCCACTTCACATAGTGGAGTGGAATCCCAACCCAAGCCAGCACTTCCCTGTTACAGCCTTGACCTTCGTTCACCGGATAGGTGTATGAAGGATTCCACCAGGGGCGCCTCGGAACTTTATAGTCACCGAAGCCCCAGCGGACGGTCCAACGACCCTCGTCATCATCGTGGATAACGATGTCTCCGAGGGAGCTTGGGCCACGTAACCTACGAATATCACTAGGTAGGTTATCAAGTAAGCTAAACCAAGTACGAGTAAGACCATCGTGCCCAAGGGCCCTAAGGTTTTTAGTAACCTCGTTAACTTGATTAGCAGCTGTAATGTACCCCTGAGGTTCAACAGGAAACTCCTTCAAATATGCGCCGCGGACACTGCTTCCTTCGAAGTAGTCCCCGCCGCAACTTTCTCTGAAAGGAACTTCGCCACTGAACGACTTCTCCATGTTAAGAGAGAAGCCGCAAAATTCAAGAGCACCCTTCACATCCGCATAGAGGTCGTCCTCAACGATGATATCGTCCCCGAAGGTAAAGACATCAACGCCAAGTTGACCACGTCTGCCTCTGGCACGTGCGATCGCGCAGCTTATGGCCGCAAAGATCACCGTTTCCAGTTCGAATGTGAATCCGTTACCCATGCTGCTAAACTTTTGCAGCAGGACCCACTTACCGTTGATGAGTGTCCGTGGACTCCGCAAGGAGTCAAGGGCCTCGTACCAACGCCGTGGAAGCAGTAGTTCGACCAAAACCCTGCTAACGGTATCGCTTGCATTGGATAAGTCAATCGTACAGAACGACCGACTCACAGACGACTCACAGGCAACGCGCCTGTGAATCTCCTGTGCGTGTTTCATGTCCCACCCCGCATTCCGCTTCAAAAGCATTTTTAACATGCTCCCGTAAGCGAGTTGGAAGTAGACATTCAAAGACGGCTCGGCTGCAATAGCCCGATCCGTCTTGGCTGTCTTGGGAACCGTCGCAAAACGGTTTCCCTTAACAACCTCCACGTTTCCATCTCGGGAATGTAGTGCTTTCCACCACAACGTACCAGTAAGGTTGCAGACTGCAACTGGGTACGCCCCGAGGGTCACTGAGGGATCTGATGACATCTTGTCTGCGGCAGTAGAAAGTTTGCCGCGGTCCGAGAACGTAGCTCCAGGTCCAAACCAACCGTCAAAGTACCCTTCCGTTTCCCCAGAGGGGAGGTGGAAGAATGTATTTTGCTCCGGCGGTCTCTCCCCGATCCAATCACGTATGATGCTTTTCACGTCGTCGAGGAATTCGACGATGCGCGCCTTTGTAGAGGGGTAATCCCTCAAATAAGGCGTCAAACGAGCATTGGAACGAAAACAGTCTCGCTCACCATCCCACCATTTTTTCTCGCACGCCTCACGGCGGTTGTGAGTTGTTGGGAAGTTTGGACACTTTTTGAAGAGTGTCACTGGGATCAAGTCCCGGTAGTAAGCTACTGCTGAATCGTAGTTCCGTGGATCGCACTCGAGAGTAACGACCCTATCCCAATCATTCGACTCAAAGGCCTTAACCAATAGGTCTGAGTTGGGAGATCCAAGGTCTCGCTGAATTTTGCGGACCAATACCTTCATCTCTGAAGGCACGAACTTTGAAGCGCGGGAATTCGTCAACTTCATTCTCCAAACAGGTTAGCCAACGCAATTAAGCGCTAGCCAGGCGTGGCCGAGGCCACAGCGAGGTCACCGACTTACGTCGGCGAGTAACCGGTACGCAAGACCTCTTTCACAAGAGTCTGCGCCAGCAAGTTCATCCCTTGGTAGGCCGCTTCGGAAAGCGAATTTCCAGGAATGGACTGGGGCATGGTTGCCGCCAACTTCAGGACGCAAGAGTCTGTCGAGTTCCACTTGGTGGTCGTCGAGTCCTGCAACGCGTACGGGAAGGTGATTTCCACCTCCGCGATGCGTGCAGTTCGAGGACCGTTCCAGCGGGTCTTTGACATCATCCGCGACCGAAGGCCGTTGGGAAGTGTTGCGTTGTTGCCCGTGTCCTGACGCCAATAGGCGGGGACGTTTTCACCGGCCGATGCAGCAAGCTGATCGAACACGATGTCGGTGGTACCGTCAGATTTCTTGACGGTCAGAGAAGCCATAGAGGGCATGGACTTGGTACTCCAAGATTTGGAAGTTACTTTGACGGTAGCATCTGAGTCAAAAGAGAAATCGCGTTCGCGGCTCTCTTCCAACTTGTGATCCAAACCGGTCTGATCTGGAACGTGGGGCTAACTAGGCCCTGCGTCCTGACAAGCGAAGAGAACTGAAAGTTGACCGTCTCGTTGAACGAAAGTGGCGTTGCTGGACGGGTGTCCAGATACCACTTGTTCGTCGTGGATAGTCCTTCTTTCAGGCACTCACTCGTGAAAGCCTGATCAAGGCTTAAACCCCACAAGTCACTCCCGGAATTCAGGAAGTCACTTGCGTTTGTCACCCAATCAACCACAAACGACCAAGGGATTATGTCCCAGATCGCCGGCAGCGGATTAGCTATACCTAGTTGGTTATAAAGGTATAAGTTCGGATTAGTCACCTTGATGGTGGCACCGGTCCGAACGGACATTACGCAACTAATACGAGTGTTCTGATGGAACTCGTAGCCAGGAATGGAGGTGTTAATTCCAGTCCACGGTACGTCGCGTAAGTTCTCTCTGCAAGAGCCATGCACTCTTTCTTTAGGTCCAGGCGCACCTATGACATTGAAAGCCGCTTGTACATCGTTGAGCAAAGGAGCCCAACCAAACGACCACTCAAGCCACAGATTTGCCCATCCCTTAGGAGTGACCCACTTCCCCTTATCTTTCAGCTCGTAGCCCCCGGCACCGTCTTTTGGACGTACCTTGAACTGCGCGCGATTGGGGATGTAGGATTCTTTTGCCCATTGGATAGCTTGCGCAAAGTCACCTTTCCGTAGAGACGAAAAGAAACGACGCAGTTGAACTGCGCGTCCTAAAATCATCTCGCAAGATTGGTTAATCTGAGCAAGTGTCACGAGGGTACTGGCGGGATCACCGAGCTTGTCCTTGAATCGCGAATATGCCTTGTTCCGAAGATAGGGCATGCGACCAGAGGAACGGAGCACGGAGATGTCGCCAGCGACTGTAACAGCATTGTAGGAAATCCCACTATTCGGCACCCCAGTGACGTGTTTATGGTCATAGGGGAGAACGGTGTCGTAGGGTTTCTTTTGACGGTACGAGATGGTTCGCCTATATTCGGCAGAAGTCTCGATGGACGTCACAATGGGACCGGTTACAGGGGAGGCCATGGCGCCTCCTAGGGCACGGTGGTTAGTTAGACCAATGTGGTCAGCATCTGCATCAGGATGTAAACCTGAACTTTAAGCCCGAACAGGGCGCAGCCAGTATTGGAAAGCAGGGGGAATCACCCCCTACCAATCCAGTCTAAGAATGTTACCTTCATGACCCGCGGAAGACGTTAGTCGTCCGCCATTTGTCACAACCCCTACCAGGGAAGTGAGGAATACCGATTACACTCTCTTCAGCTTGGACATTTTTTTAGGTCCGGGTGGGGGGTCAAGCCCCTAGCGTGTGTAAATGTATCGGCATAGAAGGTAGTCTGATGAAGACCGTTGCAGCTGGTATGCTACAGCGACCCTTAGACAAAAACGAACGGTATACCAACCGTCCGTCGAAGAGCCC